ATTAACAGCGTTTAACTGACTCTCGACAAAACCGGCTACAATTTCAGCTGCAGAGGTGAAAACACTTTGAATCATTTCCTTGAATGCCTGGGCTGCAACACCCAATCCAGCAAAAACAACCTTTATCCCGTGCATTGCGTCCATGAAAAATCCAGCAGCTGAAACACCAACCTCCATTGCTGACTGTATGCCCTCCTGGAAACCGCCCGCTTCCTCTGCAGCCTCAATCAATTGATTAGCCACCGCCGTTACTATTGGCGACACTGCAACCGCTAACGTATTGCCGAACCCAGCAGACACCTCACCTAAAGCAGTGAGCCTTGTATTCATTGTGTCGAGTTTGCTGATATCTATATCTGATAAAACAATTCCTAGATTATCAGCCTCAGTCGCTAACCTAGAGAACCCTTTGCCGCTGTCTTTTAGTAGTGGAAGCAGTGCGGTTGCATCGCTCGCTATTGCTTCCATGAAAAAAGTCATGTCAGCTTGTGAAAGGTTCGCTCTTTCTAACGAATCAACATAAAGCTGTAATGCGCCTTTTCCTGATAAGTTTTTGAAGTTGTCAGCTGTAACGCCAACTTTTGGACCGATCTTTTCAAAAAAATCAGCCATCGGCCCTGCGCCGGTTTGGTTAAAATCACCTATTTTGTCATTAACGTCCTTGAGAATATCGGCGAGCTTTTCGTTTTCTATGCCAACAGTTTTTGCGGCAAAAGCATACTTTTGAAAGTTGGTTATAGACTCGTTAGCAACTTGAGAAAGTTTTTTAAGTTCCCTTGCACCGTCCGCAGAATTCTTAGCAATCGCTATCCCAGCAACAGCCATGGCCGCAGCGGTAGCAGCCCCCCACTTTGCAACAGCTTTGCTTACATTCTTAAATTCGGTTGTTGATTTCTTCGAGAATAATTCTGTTTTCTTGATCGACTGATCAACGGACTTAAGAAAGCTTTTAGCATCGCCTATAAATCTTATTACAATAGCCATGGCTAATTAGTCCAATAGTGAATAGAGGTGATCCCAGTCTGTATCGGGCTCCTGGTCTTTCGTGCTTTCTGTCTTGGCTTCATATTCCCACCAAAACTCTGTTGGATGCATCCCCCAAAATTCGCTTGGCTGAATTCCCCATGCCCGTGCTATTTGATAGCAGTTTTTGACATTCCCTTCGTCGTTGACTGCTTTCCCGCTGCTTTTTTTTTCTCATCATTTCCAACATTTGGCGGAATCATAAGAGCAAGTAAACTCATGCATGCGTCACTTGCGTTTTGTGCTGCATTTTGGCCGCTAAACATATCCTGGTAAACTTCCTGGTCTTTTACTGTGGACCCTGCATAGCGGAGCATACACCCATAAGCCATTGATATTTTCGCCATTGGCGGCGATCCAGTTTGAGCAGATTCTATCAACTTGCCAAGGGTGATAATGTCCTCAACCTTGGAAATAAGCCGCATGACTTCATTTGCCTTAACTGTGAACTTCTCACCGTTATAATCCAATTCTATGTCATTAAACATAAATTACACCGCTGTATAAACCCAAGCGCCGGACGACTGTAGGCTCATAGTGAACTTAACTGCATCGTTGTGGACGCCGTTTTCCTCGTATGAAGATATGTTAAAGCTCCCCGTGATAGTGTCGCCATTCGGAAACAACAAAGACCAGTCTGTGGCCTGAAGTGTGCCCGACGAGTCTAGCGCGAGCGCACGCAAAACGGTATCCTTTGTCACTCCTTCAACACTTAAGTCAAGAGTTTCAAGCCCTGGATTACCGAGCAACGTCCTATAGCCTGCATCATCATCACCAGTGATATCTATTGGCTCACCAGCATAGGAAATGGATTTCGTTTGGACACCAGCAATAGCAGTGCCGCCTTTTTTTAGTACTAATGATCGACCTTTTTGTGCTGCCATTTTCTAAATCTCCAACTTGATATTAAAGTTTATCGTTCCGTGCCTTGTTCTTTCATCTGGTTCTATAAAGTTTTGCATTGCTGTATATCTGATATCCAAAATACTGCAATTCTGTACAACTATTGCCTGCCTATTCAGCGCGTCAAAAATTGCCTGCTGAATATCTTTCATTTCTTTTTTGCCGCGCTTTCGTGACCAAATGTGCAACTGTAGATCACCCTCAAATCCAACCTCTGTGTCTGTGTCCCAATCTGTGAAACTGTCATCACCAACAACCACAAAAGGAAAGTCACTGCTCTTTTCACTTGCTGCCGATTGTGGCACATCATCATAGACACCAACAATCAAAGCCACTAATGCAGAGCTGGCACGAAGTTTAGAAACAACTCCCTTTTGTATGTCGGCAATCTGGAAAGACATTAATCAATAGCCTGTTGCATTTTGTCTTCTACACCTGAACGTATAGCCTCTTGTACTTCTGGCTCTGCAGTTGTTCGCTTTTCGTTCTCCACTGGCCTGATGAATGGCTTTGCGGGCATGTTAACAGTTCCGTATTCGACCATATGCCAGTAATAAGCATCATTTTTTACAGAATTACCATGTTCAACAATTACATTGGACTGGTAAATGTCTCCGCGCGGCTTTCTTCGCTTGGCTTTAATTGCTTTTTTTAATGTGCCTTTCTTCGTGATTCTGCCTTTGGTTTTCAGTGCGTCTTCGTCATGTACTGGCGCTCTCTGCCTGATCTGCTTTACGCTCTCTGATGCTTGCTTGTGTATCGCCTTTCTGATCACAGCCTTGGCCGCTTTCTTGCCAATATCATTAAAAGCCTTGAGCAAATCTGTATCGCCTTCGATCTTCATTGACGCGGTCATACAGCAACCCCCAAATCAGTATCAATTTGCATGTACATAGGCTGAGAAGGTAGCACAGGGGAAAAGCCAATATTAAACCGTCTGCCCATCCATACAATGCTATAGTTTTCCTGTATATCAGCCCTAGCCCGTATCGTGAACGTGTAACCAGAATGAGCTTCTACACGATCAGCTCCAGAAGTTTCTTTCCCAGAATTTCCGACAACGCGAGCCCATACCACCGGATTAGAACCAATGTTTACCCATGCCATAGTCACGCCGCCGTATTCGTCATCATTGCGGCTTTCTTTTTGAAAAGTAATTCTCTGGTTGAGCTGCCCAGGCTGCATATTATTAAGCCAACTGTATTCCTGTTGCATTAATGCCTAAATTAAGCACACTAGTTGAACTAGCTACGCCCAAAATAGTCACGTAATCACTTGAGCCTTGATCCGCAATAGGCGCTATTCCGCCTGCGGCTGAGCTTAATATATAAGTGGTGCCGAGCGTCAACACAGCGCCGAGCGTTATGTTACCGCCGTATTGATATGCGCACGGCTGATTTGCAGCACAACTATTCAAAGCAATGCCGATGCCTGTTGCCGCCGCCGAACTCAAATCATTATCTGCCAAAGCTAATTGGTCTGTTGCCGCTACTAGATAAACAGCTTCGCCCGCAGCAATCGCCACCGATGCAATTTTTGTTAATCTAAGTGCGCCCGTTGAAGGTGCAACTGAAGTTGCTGTGACTACGATATCTGCCATTTTCTAATCTCCAAAAATATCCCAGAGTTGAACCCTGTGACGTGTTAAAAGCCAATCATAATTCTTTGGTAATTCTGACGACTGCGCAAAAGCAATAGGTGATCTATTTTCATAAACATTACAAACCATAAGTTTCAATGCTGATAGAATATCGTCAGGTATATCTTCTGAGTCATCACCATAACCCGCTACATAAACAATAGTTATAGCGTTGCGCTGATCTCTCGTAGTCGGATAGCTGACATTGTAATTTGGATACAATCGACCGGGTTCAGAGCTTGTGTCTGTTGCAAAATCTGTCCATGCAGTTGTCACGCCGTCAGTATCGACATAGTTAACGCTGGTAATACTTTGCAGCGGTGGACGTGGTAAGAATATCGCTTGCCCATCTGATGGAAAGCAATCAAGAATAAGTGTGTGTGTTTGGGTAATCAGTGCGCGATTGCAATATTCTTCCGTCGCTTTGGCTGCGGCTCGAATATTTTGATTTATCAATTGATCGTCTTCGCTAATATCAACGCGACAATGATCCTTAGCTTGCTGCGTAGATATAGGCTCTGCGGTTGAGCCAGTTGTTACTTTATGTGACCACCTAACTCTATTGCTCATAAATCAAGGTTGCTGCTGCTGCGTTGGTTAATGTTACATAGGCACCGATGCTGAAATCAATTCCTCCGCCTTCAATTGGAACAAATTTAGGAATAGTCACTCCAGCGACTGAATTAATACTGATCAATGCGCTACCGCCTGACCCATCATTGATAACCACGGTCCCCGCCGATGCGCCGTTTGTAATATCGACACCATGCACAGTGCAAGCCGTTGCAACTGCGGAGCCTGTTGTTGATTGAGTAATCATTTTAACAGTCATAAAATCACCTAAAATCAGCCCCCCGAAAGGGGCTTTATTCATTACTCCGCGAAAGTAATGGCATCACTAACAACAGATAAACCATTCGGCAAAACCACAACCAAATACCACGTATCCGCGTCGGTCTCAGTAATATCTAGGTCAATGTCGCCGTCTGCCTCCGACTGAAGCAACCAAGCTTGATCAGTAACGTGCGTCAAGATGATTGCACCATCAGTGCCAATAGCCGTACTAGTTGCTGGCGCAGTGCCTGCAATGCCAATACCTGTCGCCGCATCAGATAGAAACGCTGTAACGTAACCAATAACAGCTAAATCATCACCATTCGCATCAGTCAACTGAATGCCTACGTTTATGACGTTTGTATCTTCCGCACCAATCACGAATGTTGCGCCGCAAATCGAGCCTATTGTAGCGCCCGCTTGAATGTCAACAATTCCGCCAGATTCAACCGAAATTTTGCCGCCAGATTCAACAACTAATTCGCCTCCGCCTTGCGCCATATTTACCGTAGCGCTTACGTCAGACATTAGGCTGTCCCCTCTGCAACTGATCTCCAGATTTCCTGGTCAATGATAGTCGCGCCCTGAGTAACTGGAACCTCGCGAGCCCCGTACAGTTCAGCAATAATAAATTCCACTGAAGAATTCTGTGTTGCCCGAAGCGTAGCTATTTTGATGAAAGCTTCACGCGGGTTAAGAATATCGATGACAGCAACAAACCCGTCATCAGTATCCGCAACCGTTATAGAAGTTCCTGCCAAATCTGCATAAGTGCCTCCAGTCGTCAAAGCTTGCTGAGCCTTAACGCTAGTAGCAGCGCCCGAGGTGATAGCGCCGAAGCCTATCATTATGCGGACACCTTCATACCCTGTTGTATCGATTGCATCAGACAGGATATTTGCAGCGCCTGCGGCGACCAGATAAGTGCTTCCATCTGGTTTAATGCGTCGTGTTTCAATGCCGTTTGATAAATTCATTAGTTTTTGCTCCTAAATAATGAGTGTCAGAATTAAGCTAACGTGATTCGTGCGAAAGCTTCTTCCAGAACAGGCATGCCGTCTGCAGCAGCCCGACCAATGAACCCAACCTGATTTGCTTCGGCATAAAGTTCGTTTAAGCGTTGAATAGCCAGAGTCATTGAATCAGCAATCCAATAGTTTGAGAAATCGCCAAACATGCCGACATACAAACCAGTCGTAAACGTTGAGGGCGCATTCTCTGACATAATCACAGGTCTAGCCAACAACGTATCAGGCTGGCCTGCAACAACGGAAGGTTGCCAAATGTATTGACCTTCGCCGTCCTTAAGCTTAGCGATCTGCTTAACTGCAGCACGATTAAACAACCAAGAGGCGACGTTTGCATACTGCGACTTAATGCCGTACTTAGCTTCCTGAAGGCCATCAAACTTAATACTAGTTGTTGTATTTCCTGTGCTGATATCTTGGCCCGTTGAGATACCCTGCGCAGATGCTGTAAACAATCCAAGAGGCTGACCAAATCCGGTTCCTGTCAAGAATCCTTTTTCCTCAGTAAGCGCGAACTTATAAGCCATTCGAGCCATTACCAAGGCGACCGGGTTCATTGCATCAGAGTTCAACAACTCGTTTGAAACCTTGATTCGCTTAGCAAAAGCATGCGGCGTTAGCTTACGCTTACCAAATGCCATTGAGCTGTCTTCTGTGCCGGTTTGAAGCTCAGTCGTCCATGCTGCATCCGCAATGTCAGTATCAAGTGACGGCACACCAAGACTTGCAGCGCCATTTGTTTGAAACTTAGTTGCAAGTTGACGAACAACAACCGCGTCGTCTACAGCTTGAATTAACTGCTTAATAACAACCTCTGG